GTTGCTCGGTAGATGCGAAGGCTCATATCTCGGCGATTTGGTAGCTTTGAGTTGCCATACCAAGTCGCAAGACCAGCGTGGACGGATGTCCCTAGGGCAAAGAAGGTTGTCGTCTTCTCCGTCCAGAGACCAAGGCGGTACTTGTACCACCAGCGAAGCGGGCACGAGAGAAACTCTCGCAGCTCGCTAACGCTGACGTAATCTTTATGCCGCTCTTCAATAGTCATCAGGCTAGTTCAGTAGCGCGGCTCTTCCACACTGCCTGCAGAGCCTTTCGCTGGTCTGCGTCAAGTGAAGATCCAACAATTTCTTGTCCGATCTGCTGCAGCTCTTCCTTTGTTGCTGCCGCCTTGATTGCCTCAACCCAGTCAGCGATTGCGGGATCGTCAAGGAAGATCTTCTGGGCAGCCTCAACGATTGGGTCTGGCTGCTTCTTCGTGTCGCCAGCCTTGGACCGAATCTCGTCATCCGAAGCGATACGCTTGGAGGGAAGACCAGCCATAACAAGGGCTCGTCCGACCGCAGATGTCTCGCAATTTTCTACCTCGCTGCCGCGAGTGTATGGCGTGCTGCCAGGGATGTTCATGGCGCTATGGCCAGTTCCAGCTGGCTGCTCGTCTGCAGACTCACCACGGTAAACCGCAGCGCTAAACACAACTCGCTTATCCGTAAGCTCAATCAGCCGTGGCTCAATGCGAGCTTTTGGGTAGACCTCAAACCAAGCGCGAAGCCGCTCGGCAACATCAATGTAGTCTTTAAGAACGCTCTTATCAAAAGGCATTTTTACTTCTCCTTACTATTTGCGGAATCCAAATCAGAGAAAAGTTCTTCCTCTGGGAGTCCAAGATATTCGGCGAGCTTTACTCGCATTGGCTTCGTCATCGGGGCGTGACCGTACTGGATCTGATTTAGATACCCGTAGGAAATCCCAAGATGCCGAGCAACCCAGCGTCGCTTAACGCCGGCTTCTGCAATAATTTCCCATACGCGGGATGTTCCCTTGCGCTGGGCTTCGCGAACTGACTTCAGCTCGTCTCCTGATTGCTTGCTCATCTAACCTCCTTTTCGGCAACCTTACTATTTTATGTTGCCTACTACCGGAGTATAAGCGGCCTACTCCTTGCCGTCAAATGCCTTCTTGCAGGCGCAATGTACAACGCGGTCGCCAGAACCAATAGACTTGCCCAAGGAGCGAATAGAGCCAAGCTTTATACCAGTGCTTTTTCTGTTTTTGCAATTCTTTGCGGCGCAGGTAATGCGCTCGACGCCGCTAGCGATGCTACGGTCAGTATCCGTATTTTTCATGAAGATACTCCTTTATGGCTGCTCGCCATTTCTTTGACGATTCTGTCTTAGTTCGGTGGTGCCAGCCACAAAGTATAACACAATTTTCCATTGTGGAAGGCCCACGCTTGCCTAGCCCAGATGTTGAAACATGATCAATCTCTAGGGCAATCCTGCCGCCAGGGCCAAACTGGCTTCCGCATTCTTCCTCCATGCCGATAGCCGGTCCGATGCAGGCCCTGTCTCTTTTGAGCAGCGCAAAGCGCAGTTCTGGCGTTACGGGGTCTTTGTGCGGCACTACTCCTCCCAGATTGCTTCTGAGATTCTTCCTGCCGTTCTAAGATCGCGGAGCTTCTCAATCTCCTCGTAGAATTTTCTAATTTTATAATCTATAGCCATCAGCAACTTCTGGTCATCCTCTAGCGGGACCTTTGCCGAGGCGCTGATAATTGCACTCTGCAGTCTACCCATATCTTTCTCCAGGGCGTCAATAGCCCGGTTGCAGATTGAGCTACTTCGTCTTCCTTGGAAGTTGTTTGGCATTTTTTGCTTTGACCTCCGCTGTTGATGCCTTACTGGCGGCATCTTCCGCCCGAACTAGTCTACACCCAATGCAAAAACAAAGTTCGGCGTGTGATTTTGGACCCTCGGTCTTTGGGGGCTTTGCCATTACTCGTTATCAAGCTGGCGAACAACCTTGCCGCTCCACGATCGACCAGGGTCTCCGCCCCAGAGCGCCCAGGCAATTCTCCCGTTGCTTGGATAGCCCTCTGAGCCAGGAGCCCAGCCCTTACCCTTCTTGTCAACTTCATGGCGGGCAAAATATGCACTCATCTTGCGAACCCTTGGCGCGGTCATGCTATTTCCAACGAGCATTCTTGCCGTAGCCTGTCCCGGCCCAATGCCGCCGCGACCAAATTCTTTACGCCAATCAAGTCCGCGTTGAGCTTCTTTCCTTACAGATGATGGAACCTCAAGACTTGCGGCGCTTTTTTCAATTTTGATATCGTCCGGGTTTGTAATTAGAGCAATGCCCATTTTCTGATACTCTTCTCGAACTTCAGAGTTATTTTCAATTACTCCAACAACATCTCGATTGCTCATAATTTTGCTCATCTTATATTTCTTCCACTGGAGTTCTGTCCCGGCAGGGAAGTCGCTCAGGAAAATTTCGCTGTACGGGATATCGTTTGACTCAAGCCATGTCTTTGTCTCATCCATTCGCTGGATATTGCGGGCGCTAAGAATGTAGATGTCGTGATCCATTGATTCAGTTCGAAGATGCTCAACGACCGCTTCATTTACCTTGCCGCCACCCATGTCAATAGTTCCGTCAATGTCACAGACAATAACTGGGTCCCCAACGGACTTCTTTTCCTTGGAGGGTTGCTGGTTTGGCGCCATCTCTGGATTGTTAGACGGGTTTACCATTTGCGAGCCAGTTGGGGTTGGCTTCATTTTTGCTGGGGGCGTTTTTGGTGGAGTTGGCTTCTCGCCCTCCTCTTCTGACGGGGCCGCCCCGCCAGGCGCTGGGGGCTCTGGGAGCGGGTTCTCCCCAAGCACTCTGCGTCGGAGTTCAATTTCGTAGAGGCTCAATGGCATGTAGCCCTGTGGCGTAGGTAGCCACACATCGTCACCAAGCTCGCCAACGCCGTCCATGCCGCGCTCCTTGAGGGCTTCATTGAGACGCATCCACGGCATGCCCGCCATCGCCGCCTTGTAATAACCAGAAATGGTTTCCATGCTTGCCCGGCCAACATCAGTAAACGAGAACTTTAGCTTTCGGTCATAGCGCCAAACGACTTCCCGTGTGATGTATTCGGCGATAAGGTCCAAGAGCGGCGCAATGCCAACATCTTGAGTAAACCCGGCACCAACCTCGGCAGTGCTACGATTCACATCAAAGCTAATGCCGATGTCCTGCGGCTGAACGCCAAAGACTGCGCAGATCTTTCGGGCAAGGTATACCTGCCACTCCATAAACTGCATGTCTCTGTTTGAGGATGCAAGGGGCATCCATTGAATGCCCTTAGCCCCACCAGTAATCGCGATCTGGCTCTTGCCAGCAATTTCTGCTTCCCAGTAAGCCTTGAAGGAGTCCACTTGGTCTGCGCGAATACCTTCGCCCAAGTTAAGAATGCCTGGTGGCACTGCCTGCTTGACTGTCTTAGAGTTGTAGTCCGCTGCGGCAAGGTCGGCCTCAATGGTGTCTGCCAAGACTTCAAGTGGAGACAAGCCAATCGGGCTGTAAGTAACTGGATTTGCCATGATGACAATAAGCTCGTCGTTTTTGTAGGCGGCAACAAGTTCGCCCGTATCAGCTGTGTGTTCGTAGTATCGCGGCTGGTTCATCTTAGTGCCGTCCCACTTTGCGTCAAAAGAGATAAGACCGGCATCCTTTGGCCAAAGGTTTGCAATTGGGTCGAGCATTGATCCTGGCTTAAGTTTTGCCCCGCGCTTCATCTCCACTTCAATTGCGCCCTGGTCAAGCACAAGAATATCTTCAACGATTGGCTCAATAAATGAGCGCCAAGAATCTCCGCGCTGATTTGGGTTCCTTAGAAGAAGCTTGACTCGGTTGGACTCAATCTCATTTGCAGCTTCGCCCACCCAGTCGGCTGAAACAATGTCCCACTTTGCACGGCTAATCTGAGTGCGGCGAAGGTTAATTGCTGCGCGAAGCCATGGATTGCTGCGCGACCATCGGCGAAGTTGTGAAACGCTGCGCTTCTGCAGCTGCCCGGTGCTTACAGCCCCGCGAGCATATGGCCCAATTTCATAATTTGGGATAACGCTTGGCTCGCCGCTTTTTTCAGCGCTGCCGCCAAAGATTCGCTGAAAAAGACTTGGTCGCTGCTCTGCCATTAAATCCCCCTAATGCTTCTTCGGATGGCGCTTCTAAATGTATCGTCAGCCATCCACTTGTTAACGGACTCGCGAAACTCTGGAAGGGTCATGTTTACAACTTGATGTCCCTTATTGTAGCGAGTCGTGTTGGCGTTGATCCATCTAAGCCAGTAGCGTGGAACTGCAAAAGTGCCGTCTTTAAATTCTACGACAATAGTAGATGATGCGTCAGGAATTGTGCTCATTGTCAGAATCTACCTGTCCAAGGGCGTCAAGGACGCTGGAGAGAACATCATTTGTATCTTCATCAAGGTCATCATAGAGCTCTTCGTCCTCTTTTGCAATAAGGTCTGCCAAAAGCTTGCGATACTTCTTTTCTTGCGGGACGCTCATCCTTGATTTATGTAGGTCTGTGTAGCACCATGTGCAAACCTTATAGCGCTTCTGCCCCTTCGCCCGAGGTACTACTGGCTCAGGGTAGAGCTCTTTAACCTCATGGTCTGGTCCTGCCATAATTCCGCATGCGGCACACCTGGGATGGGCAGCCTCCAAGTCTTTATACCTAGAAACAACAGGTGCAATTGTCTTCTGGAGACGCAGCAGCGCGGAAGCAAGTTCCCTAACCTGCGCCTCGTGATGGTTGATTTGAGAGCAAAGGGCGCAACGGGGTCGCTTAAACAGTGGGTCCATCTCGGCTGGTATTTGCTCTTCTTCAAACATAGTGTCATCAACCATTGTTGAAGTGTACCATACGTTAATAGATTATTATGATTTGATGTTGATTTTAAAACTATTGCGCGACGGAAAACAAGTGTAGTATTTTTTAACCTTGACTTTACTAGTAGAGTCCGTTCATTATGTATGCTACTATTGTAACAATGGCGCATAACCGCCTGTGGTTTACATAAACCACCATATAAACATTGAGGGAGCTAAAGTGGATTTTAAGCTTTACACCACGGCACTCAAGGCGTACACCGCCGATAACGGCGACCTTTATGTCCGGGGGACAACCTCCTCCACCATCCGCGACCTTCACGGCGACGAGATGACCTTAAACGCTCTTCACACAATGCGCGATACCGCCAAAAATAATATGACCATTTGGCTTAACCATAATTACAATGTGCCTGACGACATCTTCGGCTCCGTAGCAGACGCTTTCATTGAGAAGCGCATGGACCCAGAAACCGGTCAAGAAGTTTATGACCTTGACCTGGCCATCCGAGTTGTTGGCGAAGACGAGAACCCACTTGCAATGAAGGCATACCGCGCTATTAAACGCGGTGTCAAGCTTGGCCTGTCCATTGGGGCGCGTGTTGAGAAGGTCTCAAAGCGCAAGGACACAAATGACCAGGACACCTATGTCATTGACAGCGTTCGACTTCTTGAGTCATCAATCGTTGGCATTCCAGCCAACCAGCGTTCTTACCTTCAGAATGCCCTGAAGAGCCTTCGCGGCGGCGCTGGTAATCTCCCAGACATTGAAGACCTTCTCCTTGATACAAAGTCCCAGGACAAGTTCAAGGTTGGCGACATGGTTGTCTGGGGCTCCAGCGGTGGGGACGCCACAGGCAAGATTACTAAGATTGTTCGCGACGGCAAGCTGGAGGTTCCGGATTCATCGTTCACAATTACGGCAGAAGAC